TCAATATCCTTTCAATTCCACAAATCTTTTAGCGATTACCTTTCTACGGCTATTTATATAACGAGTAGTTTTATTTAGTTTCTCTGCCACGTCTTCCCAAGTCACACCAGCTTCTAAATATCTCATTTTAAAAATTACTAGATCACTTTCAATTAAGTTTTCCATCAAGGTATCTACAACTAGTTTGAAACCTTCTAAATATCTTAGTGTTTGGTCTTCTTCAATTCTAATGATTGTTGCTTCAGTAGGACTATATACTGTCTTGCCTTTCCCACCAGTATAATCTTCAGTGCTATGTTTCTTATTATGTATCAGTTCCTGTCTTCTCAAATAAATTTTATTAGCAAGCGTTCTATATCGTCCTAACTCAATATCTATCCCGTCCAGGTCTCTGTTACTCAGCTCGTACATCGGTAAGCACCTCCACTTAAATTTAAAAATTTTTTTATCTTTCAATTTGTCAAATTGTAAATTCTGTCAAACTGACAAAAAGCGCTAAAAGCCTTCCAACACTCCACTTACCAGGTATCGTTGTTTTAAGTTTGACAACTCTTCAATATGACAAGTTAAAGGAATTCCCTCTAGTTTATATCTCCAGTTTCTCATATCTTACATTCTGTGAAACTCACTCCATTCTGTAAACCCCTGATATACCTTGCTTTCAAGCTATTACTTCTTTTCAGTTTATGCTTACTTTGTTATGTGAAACTTAGTAGAGTATAAAAGTAGGACTAGTGATATTTCTTCTGTTTGAGCCATACATCACTAGCCTTACTTAATTTGTTCCCTATTTTTCTAAATACACTTTAATGTCCCGATATTCCTTAGAAAAATTCATCCATCCACTAGAATCAGGGTTTAAGAATGGTAGGACAGTAAGCGGACTTACTTCTGTTCGATACGGTGATAGAGAATATCTCTGATTTATTTCCCTGATTACACCTGTATGGATTTCTTCTACATCCTTCTTCAGTTCTTGAATTTCATCATATGCGTCCAGAATTCGTCTAAGTTTCTTTCGGTATTGTTTATAGATCTTCTTAGTTTCCATCCGTTGCTTAGTCTCTTTAAAAATGTATTCAAAGATGACTGCATTAGCTTCTGAAAAATCACTATCAAATTTTTCCTGAAGGCCATTAATAGCTTTTTCCATCTTTTCCAGCTGCTCTAAAGATTCTAAGTTATTTGACAAAAAAGAATCTATGTTCTCAAACGAAACTGCTTGATTGCTTAACAGGCTTTTCCTTTTTTCGCTTAACTGTTCTCGTGCTGAATTAATCTTACTTTTTTTATTATCTAGATCATCCAGTGTTTCAAATACTTGATTAATATCCATTTCTTTCTCCTAGTTCCATTGAATAAAGTAACCACAATCTTCTTCAACTTTTTTTACATCAAATCGGGTATGTAAAATCAACCGTTTTCCAAAATAGTCATTCGCATTCACCCAACTAAGTGTATCTTTCTTGCGATCAAACAAAGTAACAAAGTTTTCTAGATCTCCGATAAAGCCTTTTTTGTCGCCTTTATTCCCTAATGTTGTATCGTCTACAATTAAAAAGTTATCTACAAAGAATGTTTCACTTGTCCCTGTCTCTTTATCAACTTTAAGAAGATAATTTCCTGAAGTGTCTTTCATTTTTTCTAAGACACTAAATAGTGATTGACTAACAACCATAGATACATTGCGTTCTGGATTGATTAAAGAAACAATAGATTTCAAATCATCCATACTTGTAGCAGTTTGAACGTTAGCAGTCTGCAAGATTTTTCCGATTTCTCTATTTCGTGTTCTACGTTTTAATTTAATAATCTTCTTACCGAGAAAATCCGTTAAATTATATTGGCCATCGTCTAATTGCTCCTGTGAAAAATCAAGTTTTCCACTGAATATTTTAACTAAGTAATCAACGCTGATAGTTTTCTTTTTATCTGCTTCAGTTCTCTCAACCGAATTTTCGCTAACTTCTTGTAATGAATCAGATTCAAAGTCAGTTACTTCATACTTCCCACCACGGGTACGAGTCTCAATAACATTTACTAGATCAACCAGTTCTTTACGTTGATGTTCATCTTCATAACTGTCTAGAATTGGTTTCTCAATAAGTACATGATTATTTTCTACTTTCATCCCCCTAGTGTTATAACCTGTACTCCGGATATAAGCTTCTAGATTTTCTTTTTGTTTAGTTAGTCCAATTGCCATTTTTTTGCTCCTTTATCTTTTTATATCTGATTTTTGTTTATAATTTTTTCTAAAATTCTTTGCTTTTAGCTTTTCTTTTATGACTCTACGAGCCTTTAAAATCATTTTTTCTAGCTTTTGATTTTTTGTTTTCATTAGCATATTTTTCTAGTATTTCTTGTTTCCGTTGTTCTAAGCTATCATCTTCTTTTTTACACTGAGAAAAGATTTTCTGTCTTTTATCTGGATCCATAGAAAACTTATTGGCTACTACATACCCTAAAGAAGTATCTCCTGACATCTCCCTCACCCCCTTTCTATGCAAACAAAAAGGGACATACCACTAGCATTATATGCTTACGGTATGTCCCTGAGTTGTTCTCAATAGACTTATTTTTTAGTTTCTTTTTTGACTAGATGGGTAAACTTCCCATCTGAATAGAATAAAGTAACTTCTCCAAAACTTGGAACTTTTTCTATCTCTATTATACCACATTTTTCATAGACAACAAATCCTTTTTCTGTTGAAAATCGCATTTTATCATCATTCATTGATATTCTCCCCTCACTGTGTTTATAGTGTATCGCTTATCTTTGATCGTGAAAGCCTTAAAAGTGTTCCCTTCTAAACCTTTCAAAATCCTACTTGAGTTTCTAGCATTGTAAACCGTTCGCAGTTCACTGCTATCTAGATTCGTGTTGAAAATCGTAGTTTCTCGATTATTGATAATATCAAACAAGAAATCCTGTTCCCAATCGCTCTTAGGAGAGATTGTCCCATTTTTTGCCCCCAGGTCATCGATGATTAGAAAATCAACATCAACAAGCTTTTTAACTGCCTCATACTCTGTCAAATTTGCATTTCTTCCATAAGCCCAGCCTTCTTTTATCTGCTTGATAATCTCGGTTAAGCTAACAAATAAGACACTCTTAGGCTCGTTCTTCTCTCTGAAGCTCTCATTGATTTCTTTGGCCAGAGCAAGAGATAAATGACTTTTCCCTATTCCTGTGCTACCGCTGATTAAAGTATTTCCTGTCATACCTGCAAGGTACTTCTGGGCTTGCCCCTTAACAAACTCTAACATCTGATGCTCCTCTGTCGTCTTAACAAAGAAATTATCAAATGTCGCTCCTTTCAACTCGTTAGGGATCGTGCTATCACGCATTAACACATCATAAGTTTTAAAGTAGGCTTGTCTGTCCTCGAACTGCTGTAATAGGTCTTTCTCTTTTTGTTTAATCTCTCCCTTTACACACTCCGGGCAAAATGCTTGTACTTTTCTTTCTGAACTCCCTAACACTGGTACAGAAATTTCCCAATAATTTACCTGGTGAATATCGCAAACCGTATCCGTTATTTTTCTGTTATTAAATTCTTTAAATTGTTCCTTCATCTGTGCAACTCCTAAAATGGTAGATCTGGGAAGTTATCTTCGGACTTCCCTTTTATGGTTTTAGGCTTTTGATTCAAATAACCATCAAACTTAGAACCGAAAAGTGTTTCTGGTCTCAGATATTTAGAAAATTCAGGACTGTCCTTCCATTCTGCCGTTTTAATATCTATCACCTGTTTAAAATCTTCAAGTGTATAGCCTTCTTTGAATCGTGCCATTATCGGCTTCAAGTTTTTGTCCAAATATTTATAATTTTTCCCAACTGTATGATTCAGATAAGCTAAAGGTATTCTGATTAAATATTTTTCAGGACGTCCTTTAGTTACCTCATCAATCATACTCGGAGTTAACCAATTTGGGAAAGTAAAGTCAGGTTTACCTGACAATATATATTCTTTATATAACTCTTTATCTGACTCTTTCTCTATCTCTATCTCTGTTGGACATGAGTTGGAAACAGTCCTTCTATTTTGGACATTCTCCAATTTTGGTAAATCTTGACTATTTTTTCTTTGGTCTCGCTTGTATTTTGCCCAGTTTGTTTCACTTTCAACCATGGCTTTTGCTTGCGATAATGTAGCGTGTCCATCATCATCAATCTGAATTAGTCCGCATTTTGTAAAATATGCTACTGTCATATTTATATCATCTTCAGAAACATCCAGTTTTAAAGCTAATTCCTGTACCAAACTATCAAAATATCCTTCATAGTACAAAATACAATCATCTTCTAAACTTTCCAACATAAGACGGATATAAATCACTGTCATAGTGTAGCCACCAGGCATATTTTTAAGTCGTTTAATAAAAAGATTATCAAAAAACTTCTTATCAACTTTCAACCAAAAATATATTTTAGTCTTTGCCATCATCTACCCCCAAAAACTTTAAAACGTCTGAGATTTTATAATACGCTTTTCTAGTATCTTCAATAGGCGGTATATACTGTGGTAGTCCCGCACCTTCCCATTTTGTCAAAGTTTTATCTCCTATGCCCAGTTCTTCTTTTAGTTCAACCTTGCTAATCAAATCTAATCTTTTTTGAGGTACTTTCTCATGGCTTTTTAAATACCGTTCCACTGCTTCCAAAATCTTAGACTTTAAATCTTCAATCATTTTTTCAAACATCTTAGTACCCCCATGGCTTAACTCCTGCAAGCTGAATATATCGCCCATAATCAGGGCTTAAATCCTCGCTAGGTGTTGCTGTTGTCTGTGCACTTCCTCACTCGATTTGGGCGCTTTTTTTGCGGTCTCGGTGGTTTAGATAAACCAGTAAGCCAAGCAACACCACCATAAAGATAACCGCCTGGGTGTTGCTTAAATCTAGTTCATTCATGTCATGCCCTCGCTTTGTAATTCTTGATATAATTTACTTGATAGCTTCGCTCCATCTTCAGAAAGTCGTACACCTCTTCTGGAGTTACTTTATCATCTAAAAAGTCAATGATGAACTGAAAGAGGTTCGGATTTCTATCCTTGATTTTAGTCATTAGCTTATCAAATTCTGATCGTGTCATGTTATCTAGGTCTAGAGTCATTGCATTGCCTCCTCAAACTTCTCTATAAGACAACCTTTATTTACTTTTTGAGTTCCATTTTTAGAGTTAAAAAGAATTTCTTTTAAGGTTATAGTAGCCTCTAAATACTCCTTTTCAGCATGTTCTATATACACCTGTTGCTCTGCTTCGTTGTCAAAAAAGTGCTTAGCTTGCCGTTTAAAGAAAGCTTGTCGCATAGCATCTATTTCAAAAATACCAGGGTGGAAAAACATTCCAGTAGTGCTTTTGGAAATGACTTCGATTTTATGACTTTCATTCAATTCAGGAAGTTCAATCCAAAGTAAACGATGTAAGTTTTCTTTGATAGCTTTTAATTGTCCTGATAAGAGCCCTATTCTCAAAAAATCATTGTTTTCGTCTGCTTGGTGTAATTCCATACTAATTCTATCCAAGCTTTTAGTGATAATATCGTATGTTGTTTCTGTCATAGTCCGTTTTCCCTTTTTACTATATTGGATTATTTCACCACTCCAAACGCTGGGCAGTTGCCCCAAGTTGGCGAACGCTTGTAGCGGTGTTTCATGAGTAATTACCCATCTTTCAGCTAAACAAGGCCTTAGAATCACCCTGTCAGCTCTTGATTTCAAAACCTTTTCTAATTGCTTGCCTGCTCTTCGGTTTTTCTTTAGATATTTGATAGAATAGATATTTTTTGCTATAATCAGAGCATAGAAAAAATTTCTATATCCTTAATCTTGTCGCTTGCTCGCCTCGTCTAAAATTTGAGCAAGTGATTTTTTTATTTTCTTTTTGCATGATTACTACCTGACTTTGGTTTATAAAGCAAGTCTTTACTTTCGATAAGATCTAGAATCCAACTGATTCCCTGTTCTACTGTTTCAAGAAATGCGCCCAGGTCTTCACTGTTCAAGTTCTCGTAGTTCATACAAAGATATTCAGCTAGTTGTCTGTCTTTCTCAACTAGCTTTTTAAAATCCTTGGAATACTTGGGAATTTCTAACCCCTTAGTATTTGTAACTGTCTTAAAATCATTTTCCATTTTCTATACTCCTATACTTTAAAAATTAGTTCTTTAATTTCTGAATACCCCCTATTCAAGTTAATCATAGCTATTACCATATCTTCCAAGCGCTGATAGCTTGTCAGTTCTACACTTGACAACCCATCGATACCGTTCTTACTTTCTCGCTCCTTCATGAGTTGCGCTTTATTCTTCCCTGTCACTCCCTTTAGTAGTAAGTTTGTAAGAGTACTATAGGCATGCTTGGGGGCTTTCTCCCATGTTTGAATAGCTTCAGTTAAACTTTTACGCTTTGGCTTTTCCAGTTCTCTTTGAAGATAGCGTTTAGAAAGTTCATCACGCATTCAAAAAAGGCTTTGACCAGGTTCTTCTTAAACTCTTTTACGGGTTCTGTATTTCGTAAGTAAGTGATCAGCAATGTTGCTTGTTGCTCGTTCAAAATATAATCCCGTACATTTTGCCCACTCTCTGAAGGTGAAATTTTAAATTGCACCTTTCCGAAGCTTTCAAAGTCCTCTCGGTGCTTATTCAGCAAAATCTTCAAATGTCTGTGCTTAATTTCAGCGCATTCTGCAACGATACTGCTCAGTGTATACGGCTCTTTCTTGCCGTCCATATAGACCAATTCCATTGGTTCGCTCCTTTCTTCTTGTTGCTCGTGCTTGCCACCTAAAACAGTACCAAAGTAAATCATTGAGGTAGGGAAAATTTAGGAGAGAATAAACCCCTACAAACCCTTGATACTGCCATAGGTAGCAAGCAAAATATTTCTAGATTCTGTCTTATGCCCCTTTCTAGTAATCTTCAGCAAGCCATTCCATTACGCTAGCATAAATTCTTTTAGGAGCCTTATAATCACCTTTCAGAATTTTAGGAACCGTTTTAGGTGCAACACCAATTTCAAAAGCCAACTCATAATTTTTTAATTGTAGATCAGCTTTTTTTCTTCGTAACGCTTTCGCTTGTGATTGTGTAATAATCATTTTTCTTTCTCCTTTTAATTTTTCATTCTCATTTTAAGAACAATTTAAGTATATACTCTATTTTTAAGAATGTCAAGCGCTTTTGTTCTTTTTTTGAGAATTTTTTATAGAAAAAAATTCTTTGCTATGATATAATCAACTTAAAATAATTAAAGTAGGTTATATATCGTGAAAATAAAACTCAAAGAATTAAGAGAAAAAGAAAATTTATCTTTGAACAAACTTAGAAAAATTTTAAAAGATAAATACGATATTACCGTTTCTGATAGTCAATTAATGTATTATGAAAACGGAACTCGAAAACCAAGAAACAATAAAGTATGGGAAAGCCTAGCGGATTACTTTGGGGTTAGTGTCGCATTTCTTTTAGGCCATGATGAAATGTCTCCTGAAGAAATGACTACTAAATTACAAGATTTTTTTGAAAATCTTGATATGAATGAACTAAATAACATTAAACCTGATTATGATTTGCTAAAAAAGATTCAATCAGCGTATGAGAACGTTGAAGAACACATAAATAATCCTAAAAAATACGAGAATTTTGGCAAAGGTCTAGTAAATTTTAATCAAAACTACATGCTGACTATAGAAAAGTTAATAATAAATGATGCTGAAATTGGTACAAATTTTGCAGATATTTTAATCAACTATATTTCTTTAAATGACTATGATAAAAAAATAGCTTTTGATTTAGTTAAAAAACTATCTGAGAGAGACGACGAAAAGGAGTAAGCCCCATGGGATTTTTTGACACTGTAAAACAAGAAGGTAGTTTTTCTACTGCATCTGGGGTAAATGGACTACACTACGTTGTCCTTCAGGTAACTTTGAAAGAAAAGTTTTTCGGCACTGGATCAGGAAACCTTACAGAATTAGAAGATGTTATCAATAAACAAGCTTCAAAAGGTTATCGCCTGCATACCATCACAACCGCCAATGGTGGAAGCAAAGGACTAGGCGGTGGCGACCGTATCCAAGCTGCACAAAAGCCCATGATATAGACTTTTTTATATAAAAATTATCTTGAGATTATCTTGAGATTATCTTGAGATTATCTTTTGAAAGGAACAATAAATATGAACATTAATCTTCCTGAAGGGATTGATATTGAATATAAAGCTGCTGAGAATGGACTACCAAAATCATTCTGGGAAACTTATTCTGCTTTTGCTAATACAAACGGGGGTGTAATTATCTTAGGGTATGATGAAAGAGATAAAATGAATCCAAAAAAAGGATTTAAAAATCCTCAAACTATTTATGATCAACTTCTTAACGATGCAAATAACCCTAGCAAAGTTAGTTTCAATTTATTAACTGATGATGACATTCTTATATCACCTATCGCAGATAGCAAAAGAAGCCTAATTATAGTTAACATAAGAGAAGCCCCTTACTCAGTAAAACCTGTTCATATAGGTAAAGATATAGGTAAGTCCTATATAAGATTAGGTGAAGGCGATAGATTAGTTACCAAACAGCAATTAAAATATCTATTATCTAGCTCACACGATGATATTGATAGTCAAATATTACCAAAATTTGATATAGATGACATTAACTTAGAAACAGTTGAGAGATACCGTTCTCTTCTAATTTTACAGGATGAAAAATACAAGGATTTGTCCACCGAAGACTTACTAATTAACATTGGAGCGTATAAAAAAGATAGGAATGGGGATGGAGCGTATAAACTCACGTCTGGGGGGTTACTATTTTTTGGTAAATATAATTCCATAACAGATCGATTCCCACATTTTCAGTTAGATTATTTTGAAAAGGATAGCAACTTAAATTCTCGATGGATTGACCGTGTGTCAACCGGAGATGCTAGTTTTCCTGACTTGAATATGTTTGATTTCTTACTCATTGTTATGGATAAACTCTCGTCAACAGTAAAAGAACCGTTCATATTAGATGAAAACTCAAAAACTCGAATACCTTTTAAAAAAGATTTAGAAGAATCTTTACGTGAAGCCTTAGTTAATAGTCTGATGCATGCATATTATGATGCAGATTTCCCAATAAAAATTACAGCATTACCAGACTACTATGAATTTAAAAATCCAGGTAATATGAGGGTAACTATTGATGAATTTATAAAAGGAAACAGCTCTGTAACAAGAAATCCGACCATTTCTACTCTTTTAAGAAAAATTGGGTTTTCAGAAAAAGCTGGGAGCGGAGGACAAAAAATATTTGATGTTGCAGCAAGACATAATTTAATTCTCCCTACCATTCAGTCACCGTTTGATTCTACAACAATTATTATTTGGAAAGTTGATTTCAAGCATAATATAAACAAACTTCCAGAGCCAGATAAAAGTATCCTTGAGTACATCTCAGAAAAAGGCTCTATTAAACGAAAACAGATTGAAAATGATTTGGGATTGGCTGGTCAGGAATACAGTTACCGACGAGCTTTAGATAGATTAATTGAACAAGAATTTATAAAAAGAGTTGGGAGCGGTCCAGGAACAAAATACATACTCAAAAAGACTTCTCAAGAGCATTATTACTTAATGAAACAAACAATGCGAGAGATAGAAGATGCATTGAAGATCTAAACCTCCAGATTGTAGATACTTGATTAAATCAAAATTTAAGATTCATATCTTAAAAGCAGTCAAAAATAAAGGGGTTCTCGTAGCTCCTCACATGGTATAAACTCAAAACCTTTTCTAATTGCTTGCCTGCTGATGAAAAAGGAGTTAAAACCATGAAAATTACACAACACACGAAAAAAGACGGATCAGCAGTCTACCGCTCTAGTATCTATCTTGGCATTGATTCTGTAACTGGTAAGAAGGTCAAGACTACCATATCAGCACGAACAAAGAAAGAACTCAGAAACAAAGCCACCCAGGTTAAGGTAGAATTTGAGAAAAACGGCTCGACACGGAAACAACGCTCAAATATAACAACCTATAGCGAACTTGTAGACTTATTTTGGCAAACCTACCAGCATACAATAAAAACTAATACGCAGATAAAGATAAAAGGTTGCTTAAATAATTACCTCTTGCCCTCATTTGGTACTTACAAACTAGATAAACTTACTCCTGTTATTATCCAAACTCAGGTAAATAAATGGGCGGATGAGTACAATCAGGACGGAACGGGGTATAAAGAATACAATCACCTTCATGCCTTAAATAAACGTATTCTACAGTATGGAGTTTCTATTCAAGCATTAGACAATAACCCTGCTCGTGATATTGTCATTCCTAGAAAGATAACCAGAGATAAACAAGAAATTAAATACTTTCAAGATCAGGAACTTAAAAACTTCCTCTCCTATCTCGATAACCTGGAGAATACCTTTGTCAATTTCTATGATACTGTGCTTTATAAAACGCTCCTAGCTACTGGACTGCGCATCCGTGAATGTCTTGCCCTGGAATGGTCTGATATTGACCTGCAGAACGGAACGATTGATATTAACAAAACACTCAACATTTTAAACCAGGTAAACACTCCTAAGACAAAATCAAGCTATAGAGTTCTAGATATCGATCATAAAACAGTGCTCATGCTTCGTCTCTACCGAGCAAGACAAGCAGAAAATGGTAGAAACATTGGCTTAACCTATGAGAAAGTATTCTCTGATAGCTTTGACAACTATGTCAATACTCGAAAGGTTGATTATCGCCTACATAAGCACTTAAAAAACGCTAACTGTACTGATTTAGGCTTTCATGCTTTCCGACACACTCACGCTAGTATCTTGCTTAATGCCGGACTACCATACAAGGAAATACAGACACGGCTTGGCCATGCAAAAATATCTGTAACTATGGACACTTACAGCCATTTATCAAAAGAGAACCAAAAAAGAGCAGTCTCATTCTTTGAAACTGCCCTCGAAAAAATAAAAAGTTCTTAA